GTTCCGCTTAGAAAACGGAACAACGCGTCCACTCGATGACCTTATGGGTGCCTTTTACGCGGGCATCTATCCGTCCTGGGATCTCTCAAAAAGAGTTATTCAGGATGGGAATAAAGTCATCACCGTACCCAAAAACTCGAAGACGGATCGTACCATTGCCGTAGAGCCAGGATTAAACCTCTGGTTCCAAAAAGGCATAGGTACAATGATTCGTCGACGGCTTAAATGGGTTGGCATCGATCTAGATTCACAGTTGAGGAACCAACAGCTCTCGAAAGAGGGCAGTGTGACCGGGAAACTGGCCACTGTTGATTTCTCTTCTGCGAGTGACACCATATCTGAATCTGTCGTCCGGGAATTAATTCCTAACGATTGGCTCAGAGTGATGGATCTCTCTAGGTCGAGGTACGGCGTTTTGGGTAAGCATCAATTCTGGTACGAAAAGTTCTCCAGTATGGGGAACGGCTTTACTTTCGAACTGGAGTCACTGATCTTTTATGCGATAGCCTTTGCAGTTGTTTCATCTCTGCATTTGGATACGTCGCAGGTCAGTGTTTACGGGGATGATGTTATTATTCCCGTAGATGCTTATCCCTTATTCGTCAAGGCCTGTGCGTTTTATGGCTTTCAGGTTAACGGCTCGAAGAGTTTCTCTTCTGGCTATTTTCGAGAGAGCTGTGGTGCGCATTGGTACAACGGGTATGACTGCAAGCCGTTCTATTTAAAGGAACGAGTTGTCGGTGATTCGAGAACGTATCACGCCGCTAACAGCATTAGACGCATATCGCGATTTGGAGAAGGCGGTTTCTCCTATTGCGACGCGCGCTTTTATGCTGTGTGGCGTTACCTCAGGCGTAGGGTGAAAAAACCTTGCCTTATTCCTGAGGGTTACGGGGACGGTGGCTTTATCAGTAATTTCGATGAAGCCTCTCCAGTCCGAGCTAAACATTGGATCGAAGGATTCAATGTGAAGTTTCTCGCCGATATACCAATCGTATATCAATCCGACGACCACGCGGTCTTGCTTGCAAGACTGTGGGGCCGCAGTAAGGAGATGAGCCTTGGAAACAAGACTCCTCTCAGACGCCGAGTCAAGCAGAAAGTGAAAACTCTGTTTGTCCGACGGTGGGAGAACCTCGGGCCCTGGATTTAATCAGGGCCGTTACTTCTCCCCTTAGCCTTGTGGCTTGGGTCGAACCTCCCGAAAAGGAGGAATCGATGGAGGGTCAGTTTTACTTG